TAAAAGAATTTCGATATGTCAAGTTTCAAGTAATAGTATTGTTCCGGCTTTCTATCTACCTGCCGTAACCAATATTGCAGCCTTGCCGCCGCCTTTTCTCTGCCTCTGTCCTTGATACAAGCGTAACTGTCCTTTATATAGGTTTTCTCATAAAGTGGGTTGAGTACCCTATAAATAGCCCATTGCAGAACACGATCCCGAAACTGCAACGCCATAATAAGGCGTTTCTTTGGTACATAAATATAAATAATTCTGTACCCTCCTACCTTATAACGCCCTTCCTCCAGTTCCTTGTATAAGCTGTTTAAATTGCTGTCAAGTTCTACGGAAAAGCGCATAATTTCGTTTCGTTCGCTCTTGCCTTTTCGCGCATCTAAATAAGCTGCATAGATATTTGTATAGCTTGTAATCTGTTCATAGGTTACATTAAATTTTTTCATTCTTTTATTGCCTTAATACTCCATGCGTTACGCCCTTTGCTTTCGCTACTAACCGTATTCATGGAAATTTTTGTTTTGCCCGCACTCCTGCAGGCAGGGAAATATGCCCCTTTTCTTCTCTCTGTACGCTACGCCGCCCGCGTGTTGCGGCGTAATCTGACTATATGAGAAAAGCGGAAAACAGCCCCACATTCACATTGGAGATAGAACGCGGGTTGTTGAAATTGCCGTTAGCCTCTCCTGCGTTGCCGCCATTACCATAATTACCGCCACGAATAAGCAACCGTTACGGCATATTCCCCATAGTTGATTTATGAATTTAGCTTTTTAAGCCAACTACCTAAAATTTTACCCATTTCCTCCAACATTTCGCACCACTTTCTTTGACTGTCAAGCGGTATCAGAACGGCGGCGGTATTCATTTTTGGATCCACCGCCGTAATTAAAAGCTGCCGCAAGTATAGTATTTTGTGGTCTACCTGCGTCAATGCTGTTTTCTTATGTTCCTTTGTTGCCGCCTCTGTCAGTCCGTCCAAAATGTCGTACATCGCCCTTTCGATCTGCGCTCCGATCGCGTTTCCAACGCGATACTTGCGCGGGAATTGTTTGTTATACAGACAGTCATTACCGTATGCGATCATTTCCCGCGCTTTCTTGAAAATCAGCAAATCCACTTTCGGATCGGGCGGTTTTGCCGTTGCCCTAAAATTTCTCTGCATCTTTTTAGCCTCTCAAAAAAATAGGCGTATGCTGCCGCATATGCCACAAGGATCAAGCATAGAGCGCAGGATCCACAAAAGCGGAAAACAGCCCCACAGTCACAAAGGAGAAAGAACGCGGGGTGCGGAAACTGCCGTAAGCCTCTCCTGCGGCGCCGCCAGAACCATAATGACCGCCACGAATAAGCAACCGCTCCCCTTTGTTCCTCATGTAAAAATAACCCCTACCGGTCTTGTCGCTGTTCGGGAAAAATGCAAGTGCTTTTAACAGATCCGGAACCGTTACACCGCTTTTTGCTGTCAATGTTCCAAAATCCTTTGCGCCGTATGGATCCTCCGTTGTCTGCTGCATTGATACGGTTGTTGACAAACAAAAATTACCGGTGCTGCCGGTTGTGGGCGGCGTTGCTGTATAATCAAATTTCAGTGTGCCTGCCGTCCCTGGTGCAACTAATGTACCGTTCGGCATAATCGCCCGCCATGCTGCGCTATTCTCGCTTAAATCGGTATTGTGAATCGCTGCGTTATTGTTCGGCACGATCTGAATTTCCCCATTTACCAAACGCGCCACAACCCATTTATGCACGTTTCCGACAATATCATTTACGCCCAACGCCTCCCAGTTCTTGCCTCCGGTGCCGGTCAGTGTCCGGTATACGCCTGCGGGGTTCTGCGGACTTAATACCCCCCGCTCATACGCCTTTATATGTGACTTTCCCTGCAATGTATTGCCGCGTGGCTCTAATCCTGCTGCCGTAATGAGATTATGCAGTACGCCCCATTCTGCCGCTGTCATAAGATGCCAGCCCGCGCCCTTGTTATAGCAAACCTCAACCGCCCGATCAAACGTGATGCAGTTTGCCGGATCCTGATTAGGCAGGGAATAGGCGCGGTTATTCTTTACTACATTGATATACTTGGAAACATAAATATACGGCACCACTTTATCATTGATAATAAAAGCAGGGTGCGGCACATGGGCGGATCCGATCCCTAATTCGTCCAAATACACAAGCGGGATCTTTACCATTACGGAGGGGATCCCCATATCGTCTAAAATGATCTCGTCATTTGCTGCCGCGCCTCTCAAATCTTCATAACTACTCATTGATATATACCTCCTCAATACTCCATAATGTTAAGGTGCATTTTGAAACATCAAAATTTTTCTGTACCTTTTCCGTTGTCTGCTTGCCCTCGCCGTCCGGCTCCCCCGCGATATAGTCATATTCGCGCGGCGGGATCTCGACCTGTGCAACGTAATTTTCGCCCAAACCAAAAACCAAATTGCCGTCTTTGTCCGCGCAAATGTCCTTTCTTACCACATCATCGGTCTGTAACCGCTGCAACTTCATAGCGATCGCATCTCCGATCCATAGCGTGTTACCGTCCATTTCATAGCCGATCTTTTTTCCGGCGTTCTTTTCGATAACCTTGATCGTCTTTTCCATTACATCATACCTCCTAAAATGAAATATTTTATAGTTACCGGCGTTTTCGGGCAGTCCTCAACCTCGATTTTAAAGCCGTTTAACTGCTTATCCTTGATCCGGATCCCCCGCCCCTGCTGCAAATCGTCACAAAACGCAATCACGATATAATCTAACGTGTTGCGGGCTTTATCCATTGCAACCGTTACGCTTTCTTTGTTGAATGGATAGCTTTCATTGCTGCTTATTTTGACGGTTCCGGTTTCAAAATAGGTGTTTTCTAATTCCCTTTGGTGCTGCCTCAACTGAATAATTCCCATGTTGGCAATTATCATAGCCTCGTTGATGCCGCTTTCCATGTGGTTCATGTTCTGCTGATTAAAACTTGTGCCTGCCTCAATCACTTCCCCGAAAACCGGCGTTAATGTGTATGTGCCGTCCGGCTGCTTTGTTTCCGGATCAATGTTTTCCGTGATCGTGTATGTGTTGCTCTTTTCAGTGCGGCGGTTTTTCCATAAAATCAGATCATACATTCCGCTTTGCCCTCCTTACTCTTTCCTTATGGTTATTCTGATGCCAATGGTTGCGGTTGCCAGTGTGTCCTTCTTGGTGTTATAATCCTTGCTTTCCAAAAGTTCGTTATTGACATCGTATAATTTGGCGTTTGTGATCGTTCCGTTGGTTTCATCATCAATATAAATGTAAAATGTGATGCTATCGCCGGATCGCGTAACTTTGCCAATGGTTCCTTCTTTTTCCTCGCCGTTAATGGTATATGTCGCCCTTTTTACTATGCTTTCCGCATACTGCAAAAGCCTTTCTTTTAACATTTTAGCCCTCCTCTCTCGCGTAATCTGTGCCGCACATCATCAAATCATTTGTTGCCGCCTCTGTGTTCATTTGCAACGCTGCCGCGCTCTCCTGCATCTCAAACGGCGGATCGGTTCCAATGGCTGCGGTATTGTCGCCGCAAGCTATAACCGGCGTTGTGGTGCCGTTTCCTGCTGTTTCTATGCTTATAACGCTTTCCCGCGTTTCAAATGGCGCATATTCCCCGATAACCGTTAAATCATCGTTGCAAGGCATAACCGGCGTTTCTATGCTCTCTGCCGCCGTTTCTACGGCTATTGCCCCTTCCTGCAACTCAAACGGTGCCTGCAATCCTAAACAACATTCCACGCCGCAAACTGCCTGCCCGCTGATCGGGTTTTCCTCATGCACAAAAGAAAAGCCGCCCACATTTTGAATGTAGTCGGTTTCCTTCCTCTCTGTTATGTTGTTATCAAAATTGCAATATTCTGTGTCGGCTGCTGCCGGTTCAAACGCCATAAAGATCAGATCCTCTATTCTGTACTTTATGACGGTTTCCCGCTGCATCGCAAACATGAAATAAATATTTAATGGCAGGATCTCGTCAATGATTTTGTTTAACATATCCAAACTGCCCGCATCGGTGTTTATCTCTACGATCATTTCCATGTTTGCAATGTCGTTTAATATCGTGATGCCCTCCGAATAATTGGATAACATCGCCATTAGTTCGGACAGGCTCATTTTGCGCCGGTTCATCATGGAAAGAATGTATATTTTCCGATCGTCCAAACTCTGCGCCGCATTGTGTTGTATCCCTAACAGCTTTTCAAACCTCATAACGCCGGTTTCGTCTGCCGTAAACACAAACATATTTCGTATAACTTCATTGATTGATACATTTAGCTTTGAAAACTCTATATCCTCTGCCTTTGCGATCTGCTGCATTTCCTTGATCTGCTTTATCACTGGAGGGTAATGGTTTAATATTAAGGTCTGCATAAAATCACGCCCCTAACCGGTATTGCGTTCGGATCCAAAAGCAGGTTTTCCTCTTTGCCGTTTAAAGCTGTGTCCTGCACATCTACGATCCCCTCCACGCTTGCGATTGCCGCATTTACCTTTAATATTCTTACGGTTATATGTTCCTCATTCTCCCAACCTTTCGCCAACTCCAAAAAATAGCCGTCTATCCGCTCTTGTATGCTCGGTAACAAGTCCTCCCATACATAACCGGTATCTATCGTTATTTCTGCCTCGATCTTTACCGTTTCTGATATGCAGGGGTAAATATCCACCACATGAAATATTGTCGCCTCTCCCTCTCCCTCGCCCTGCTTGCCAATCGGATCTATGATTTCCTGCACATCTGATACAAGGGCATTGTTTGGCGTTTTATAGGTGCTGTCAAGAAAATAAATCTTTATCCGCTTTTCTTTTTGCGTTACGCGATATATTTTGCAGGCTCCAACCCCTTCTATTTCGTGCATCATCGCTTTGTACTGTGCGCGGTTGCCGCCAAATGCCTGCGCCGCCGAAACAATGGAAATGTACCGCGCCCGAAAAGCCTCCGTTTCTTCATCATCTCGCGCCGGTTTCAAAAGTTCCGTTAATTCCCCATTGTCGAAACCGTCTATATATTCAATCGGTGCCAGTTCTTCCCGCTTTATATTTCCCCTTGTGCCGGTCTGCTCGCACATAAGCCGGTATTTCCTCGGCTCTATTTTTTTAACGCATATATAGGTTAATTCCCCCGCCGAAAAGCGGGTGTTTAATTCCACATCAATATTAAATTCAGCCTTCCAAACGGCGTTAGATGCCGGAAACGGTTCTATTCCCCTTTCCTTTGCCCTTAATATTAAATGTTCTCTGTCTGCCGTTTCCGCATATCCGTTTTGGTCTATCAACCCCAATTCAATATATGCCTGCTCAAACTCGGCGGCGGCTCCCCTAAAGGAATGATCGATCAGTGTTCCTTCCTCTGTGTTTGTGTCCGGATCTGTCGCCTCTTTCAAGTCAATCATAATATTGTTTTGCGTCTTATCGTCAAATAGCATCTTATCACCCCCTTACGCTGCCGGTCTTGCGATCGCCTCGTCCTTAAATTCTATTTCGCCGTATATGGTGTTTGCCGTAAATGATACGGTTAAGGTGTCGCCCTCCATATTTACGCTAAATTCCGTTATGCTCTGTATGTTCTCATTTACAAGCAGGCAATCCTCCGTCATGCGCTGCGCCTCTGCCTCTATGTATTCCTCTGTATATCCTTTTCCTATGAGATCCTCAAATTCGTTTCCGTAATCCCATGTATAGATATAGTACCGGTAACGCGGCGTTTGCAGAACAAGCCATATCCAAACTTTTATAGCCTCTTTCCCTTCCACTATTTCGCCGGTTAGCTGTCCGGTTTTAAAGTCTATGCCGTATTCCCTCGGAGGCTTTATTTCTTCCTTCAGTTCTTCTATTTCGTCCTCGTCCTCGATATATGCCGGTAACAAATTCATGCGCTACACCAACCTTTCCAAAATAATATACAATTCATCGCTGATCCGGTAAACCGCCACTTTATCGCCGCTTTTTAGTGGCGCAACGAATGTATTCTTATCTTTTTTTGACGGTGTATCATCATAAACCGCGCAATGATAGCCGGTTTTCAAATGTTCGGCTATCAGCAGATCGCCGCCCGATAATGTCAGCTTTCCAATCTTGCAGCTTGCCGCGCCGGTCATTATGCCTATTTGGATCGGCGCGGTATTGTCCTTTTTCCCCTCATTCCTCATTATTCCTAATATTTCCTCGTATGGGTTGTTCATTCCCGCGCCCCCTCTCTATTCCTCGTTTTCCTCGTATTCCTTGCTATCCATGATGTTTTTAAAATTCAATTCCAAACTCATTATGTGTGTGCCGTTCTCCCATGTGTGGGTATCGCTGTCAATCCAAAACAGCCCGTTTAATCCGGTTGCTTTGTCGTAAACCTCTACGCCGTTACCCGCGATGCACTTTAGATCTCCATTTATCCCTTCAACCGTTACCCGTTTTTCCACGCCTTGCAGCATACTTTTAGCCGCCGCCTGCTCGTTTATCCCCTTTTCTTTTTTATATATCTGCTGATAGATGCCGTATTTCTCTACCCATTTATCCTTTTTTACCTCTCCAACCTGCGCCCCTTTTTCATCGTAAATCTTTACCACATTTACCATGTTTTCTATTGTTTCCTCGTACTCGGCGTTTGTTATGTTGTATTCCTCTGCCAGTACAAAATTTTTAACTTTCTTCC